CTACTAATATTTCGTAACCAATGTCAATTTTGGAAAATAAACTACTGGTGGTAGAATTACAACTACGGCAGGCCATATTACAAAGATTTGACAATGTACAATGAATATGGAATTCCTGATCAATTTTCTGTTTATGAATTAAGTTATCCAGCTGCTGGTCGTTTAATTCAATCAAATACCTAGTTCTTTCGCTGATCTTGCCTGCATCTTCACATTGATAACAAGCTTTACAATTGTCGTAAGTGTTGCCAGATTCTATTGCTTGTTTAAGTTTGTGTATGGGTGTTAAAAAATCCCCCAACTTGGGTTTTTCTAGGTTGCAACACGGACTCACTGTTTTTGATGAATGAAAATATTGCAGGCTGGTATACGGCAATAAACAAATATGTTGGTTATCATTTGCCCATTTGTGCCTGTCCGTAGTTTTATCAAACGTATTAGAGTATGGAATAATCATAATATGAAATATTAAGTTGATTTTTTATTTAAGTAAATAACACTACTTGATATAGGATATTTATGAGAATTGGTTTCTACGGCGACAGCTATTGTGATTTGCAATGGTTTGATGATGATTATTATCTTGCTACCCCTTTGGCCTTTCCTAGAGAATTAAAAACTTGGGCTGCGAGAATAATTGACGATTTTGATTCTGAGATATTAAGTTCTGGGCTAGGTGGATCTTCTTTGTTTTATGCCATTGCAACCTGGAAGAAAGATCTAGAAAAATTTAAACAAAATCCATACGATGTTGTTATTTTTACATTTTCGTGGTATGAAAGATTGTACACACCACATCAGAATTTTCAACCTGTTTTTCTAGCCAAAGCCGAGCGTCGGCCTATGCCTGATTCTGCGGATCCCGACGTTGACTTTGATGAGATCAGCTTTGGTATAGATTTATATTACAAGTACTTTTGTCAAGAAGATGAGCAACAATTCTACTATGAACTGAGTCTCAAATACATCCTGGCCTTAGCTGATCAGTACCCTGATACTAAATTTATCTTTTTACCATGTACTGAGTTTGCTCGGAATCTATCCTTGAAACATTTTACCAATGGTGTACTGCTTAATTTTAGTTTTGAGATGTTAAGTAATCTAGAAACAGGAAGCCCGGGTGCTATGCCTATTTTATGTAACCGGTCGGGTCACCTAAACGATCATAACAACGAATCTTTTGCCAAATTAATAGGCCATATTATAAACAATTACGAAAGTTATAGAAATCAAATCGTTGATCCAGATTTTACACAATTTGATTTAACCACTGTTCCTGTTTTTAACAGGTTAATGTAATGTGATATCATCATCGAACTGTTGTAAATCAACTACCCCTAGTACTTTCATTATTTTTTGAATAGTCTTTGGTGGTTTGTTTGGCAGTATTGTTGGGATAAAAGCATATTTTAAGTTTCCGTCGGGATCAAATACAAAGCCATAATCATCGTCACCGATGTCTTGGTAATCTGCTTCGGTATCTTCTATTTCAATTTCAACACGTTTACTCATTGCTACTCCCGTTAATACAGTATTTACTTAAACAGGATCAGTGCCATCAGCACAGCCTGAATAACAAAGCCAAGACCAATGGTAACAACGTTCAGCAGGTCTTTGAGGATTACGGCGCGACCAAATAAAAATACCAGACCCAACCACATGAACAACACAACGTCCACACTGGGGGTGCTGTCGGTCATGCCTGTTAGCAAGGCCAACAAGGTGGGAATGGTTGCAGCATGTAAAGCAATTGCTGCAAGCCAACCCATTGTGTCAGCTGAAATTTTGCCGAAGTGCGTGGTAAAAAAATCTACCACTCCGGTTCTAATTTTATCGAAATCAATTTTGTTTGAAGTTTGCATTTTTAGCGTTTTAAGTTTAGGTGTTGAAGTTAAAATTGGCATTAATTTTTCCACTAACTACCATAAAAAATATGGTGTCCAATTTTGGCAATTGGAGTCTTGCCCCATCCGGGCTTGACATAGTCAGCATGATAATACATGGCATTCTTGAGGCTGGGTAAACGAAAATTCTCCAATAGAACTTTCTTGGCAACTTCTTCGCTTTCGCGATACAAGGGTTGGTAAACAGGTTTCACTCTATGGGTACCATCACAGTACCACGAGAACTGACAGACCACACGTGAGTAGATAACATTCTTTTGATAAACTACTGCACAAACGTCGCCTGGGAATTGCCCGCTGGCAGCACGGTTCATGGTCACCTGTGCCACAGCCACTTTGCCTTCAAACGGTTCACTGGCAGCTTCCCAATAGATGTTTTGAGTCAGGCAACGTAACTGACGCTCGCGGTCCGTGGCTGTTACCATTTTTACTTTGGCCATTTCGGCCTTCTCTGCTTTCAAACCTTCAAACTTGTTTTTGGTAACTGCTACTAGGGCACTTGTGGCCAACCACATACCAAATACAATTGTTACAAATTTAACCATTCCTGGGAAATATTGTTTCATTTTTATTCCTCCTTAAATCAGGGTGTAGTTTTATATAACTACAAGTTTTTTGAGAAAACAACTGCTATAACCCAATAACTGATGTTATTATAACATAAATTCTGGTTTTTTGCAAGTTATATTAGCTGTTTATGGCTAATAGTTTTGGTGCTAGCCCGAAATCACATTTGGACTGCCGGCGGCTACTGCGTCGCCGCAACTGATAGAATCGCCAATTCTGGCCAAGGCCAAACCGTTGACAAACACGGTTGCAGATCCTGAACTTTGAACGCCACCGTGAGTGTCTGGTGGTCCAGGATCGGTATGATCAGGCCAAGCGTCTGTGACTCGTACTGCTCCTTGTCCGTTGACAAAAACATCTGTACTGCCATTTGGAGTGTTGGGTCGTGGCACGTATCCTGCGTGTCCGGTGCTGGCATCTAGATTGGTTCTTGTGACTGGTGGCATTATACTTGGGCTCCGGCTACTGCTGCAACCAGGGCTGTTTGGCCTGGGGTGTAGTTGTTATTTATTTCTTGTGTGACCACCCCAAGATTGGCTCCGTTTACTGTTACTGCATATGTTGCGGTTGCACTGGTTGACGTGGAGGCCAGGTACTCGTTTACCAACAAGTAGCCTACGGGTAATTCTGCAAATGCTGTTTTTGAAGTGATTGTCTGCGGTTGTTTTTCAGCGTCCAGGTAATTGACTATTTTAACAAAGTTATCGTTATACCTGCCAGAAATTACCACAGTGTTGGCCACAGTGTCAGTCGTTACTAGAATGTTGCCGGCTGTGTTATCGCCCAAGGTCACTACTATGTCGCTGATAAGCGGATCTGCAGGATCAGTCGCAATAGTTACTGTTCTTGCAAAATCTGTATCCTCGGCAATCAGGGCCAGTGTGGTAGGCGATAATGTATATGCCATTAGGTAATTATGCTGCCTCTGGTGATGGGCTCAATGCCAGTTGTGGTCTTGATGTAATGTTTTTGCATGGCATCAATGCTCATTCCGTGCATGACCACATGATGCTTGCTGAGAGTGAATTTATGGTCTTGATCAGCTGTCATCACAGTTTGAATCAGGCCCATGCCCTGGGCACTTGGTAGCACTGTGCAAGGTCGTTCTAACACATATTCGTCATTGGCTTCTTCGGCCACGCGAGCAATAATTTCATCGCCGGTGGACAAGCGAAAGCTGACCACATCGCCTTGATCGTACTTTTTTCTTGATACTAACATTATTGTCCTTTGATTTTATTAAAAAATTCTGTTGATTGTTTACTGAGACCATCAAATCCACCAGGAATTAGTTCATATCCATGAAAAATTTGCGGTACGCTTCTTAGACCTTGATCTACTAGCATTTGTCTAGCATCTTGGTCGTATTCTATGTTAACTTCAGTATACGAAACGCCTTTGTTTTCTAGTAGAGTTTTTGCCCGAACACAGTAAGGGCAGTTGTTTTTTGAATATATTGTAAGCATGATATTTTATTAGTTGTTTTTGTATTTAAGTAATTGTTGAATTAAGATTTACTTTTTATGCAAAGCCTGCATCATTCTGACAGCATTGCGTCCATATGCCATATGACACCATATTAAATCTTGAACTTTGTTTTGCGTTTCCGTGTAATACTCACGCAGTCGATTAAAGTTATGTTCTCTGATCTCTTCAGTCAGGTCATAAATTTTTCTAGGATCAAGTTCGGCTAATTTTTCCACTTGGTCAAATGCCATTTTCCATCGAATCACAGGATCTTGCACCGTGTCGTACGTTTCATCAATCACGCAATCAAATGTTCTGAATCCCAGTTGTTTAAGCAATGTCAGTGAACCTACAGCGCCGAACAATATAAACACCCGCTTGGCGAAAAATACTCTTCCTATCTTTTCAGTCACTGAAACAAAATTTTCACACTCAGTTTCTGTGATAATGCTGTACCAGGTGTTGGCGTAGATTTTCCACGGTACCAGGTGTGCTACACAAGCTTGCACTACACTGTGTAGTGCAAGCTGGCTAGACATTACTGCAATTATGATAGAATCTGTCAGCTGTGTTAACTCGTGTTTTGATATATCGTAATTGTAACTATCAGCCCATTTAAAAATATCGCCAATTGAGGCCTTTAATGATGCCGTGACAGTTTGTTTGCTTAATTCAGCTGCTGGGTTATAATTGACTGTGTCGTATTTTCCAACCAATTGATAACCTGCGGATGTATAGGGAAACCAAATCTCGTCGATCCTTATCTCTGTCAGCGACAAGTGCCGGCAAGACTGTACATAGCCTGTTGAATTTTCTTCAGCAGATCTAAAACTGTCTCTATACGTAACAACTGATTGAGCCAGCAATTTTTCGTTGTCTTGGAATCTTTTCATCACATATGATCTATGTGTTTTAGGTGATCCCAACAAGGCATCAAATAAAAAAGATTTCTCTAAATAATGATTTGATTCGCTGAATTCATTATAGTCAATCACATATAGTAAATAATAAGGATAAAATACTGCTTCATCAATGTCTGACACACTGTCTTCGGTCAGTAACAAATAATTTTTTATTCCTCTTGTTTCTACAAAAGATTGTATTAATTCAGTATTGTTCCTGCAAAAAGAATCAACAACAATTACCAGATCAAATATACCAAAATCTAAATTTTGATATTGTTCCGACCAGTCTCTTATGATCTTGATGGGATCCGAAGTCCAGTATTCCACTAAACAAATTCTGTAAGGTTCGTCCAGAACTAGATTTAAATCATAAACAATATCAAATTTTACTCTGGATTTACTTGTTGATCTAAAAATTGCATCGAATATCTTCGTGGACAATTGATATTTGTTTGGAGTAAATATGTTCATACCGTTACAAACTAAATCCCTTGAATGTATTGCCATCCACGTCTTGTTTGGTGCCACCAATCACGTAACTTGAAATTTCTGTCTCTTGCGGTGCCACCTGAACTTCGGCGCCAGCAATCCATTTTTGTGTCCATGGTAAAGGATTTGATCCTGTTTTGATATGACAATTTAATCCCACTGCTGCCATACGTTTGCAGGTCAACCAATCTACATATTGGCCCAATAACACTTCATTCAGGCCAATCATGCTGCCATCTTTGAACAAGTAGTGTGCCCAGGCTTTTTCCTGTGCTGCTGCTGCCAAGAACATTGCTTCACATTCTGCACGAGTTTCTTCTCTAATCAAGATATAATCAGGATCATCCTGGGGTAGTAATTTTAGCAAGGTTTGCGTGGATCCCAGGTGTACATTTTCGTCACGAGCAATCAACTTGATGATTTTAGCATTGCCTTCCATCTTTTTCAACTCAGCAAATGCCCAACTACAAGCAAAGCTGACATAGAATCTAATACCTTCTAGTGCGTTGACACTGTTTAAACATATCCACAATTTCTTTTTTAACTCGTATCTGTCAATGGTGACTGTTTTACCATTGACTTCATGAACACCATAACCCAACAGTTTGTAGTAACCAGCATAGTCAATTAGATCGTCATAATACTTGCTGATATCTGTAGCACAATCAACAATCTCCGGGATCTCTGTCAGCTCGTCAAACACGATACTAGGATTAGCATAGACGTTGCGTATGATATGAGTATAGCTACGGCTATGTATGGTTTCATTGAAACTCCAAGTCTGGATCCATGTCTCGAGTTCAGGTATGGTAGCAAGAGGAAGAAAAGCAAGATTGGGACTACGACCTTGAACGCTATCCAAAAGTATTTGACGTTTAAGATTGCTTGTAAAGATATGCTGTTCATGTTCCGTCAACTCCTTGAAATCTTTGGCATCACGAAGTACATCTACTTCCTCGGGTCTCCAAAAGAATCCCAACTGCTTGTCTGTCAGTTTGTCAAACTGTCTATATTTTAATACATCATAACGCTGTACTGGTGCCGCACCAGATTCATCCAAGAACGCCAAGGCTTTGGTATGATCTGTTTTATTATTAATATTGAATACACTCATTTGTTAAATTCCGCTTTTATGTAAAGTTACAACAACAAGGTCCTTGTTGTTGTTATTTCCTATTATTTTTAAACACGAGCCTGATGTTGCCATTCATGTACTCGTCCATGACCGTAAAATCAACATCAAAGATCAAATATTGAAATGGCATGTTATCTAATTCTTGTCGGACAAATCTATCTATATCAATTGTTCCGTTTTTAAACCTATCGTCAGCTGATTGTTCTATCATACGAGCGGAGTTTAATGCTATAAACCCTTTTCCGTTTGTTTTAACCATGGATGAAAAATCTAAAACTCTTTGCCTTATGTTTTCTATTGGAGAAAAATGTAAGGCGTTGATTGAAAACACACTCTCGAAGTAATTATAATGATTTTTAATATAATTGTCATCTACAAAATCAGATTCGTCACCATAAAAATAACAAGATTTAGAATCTTCTGCTCCTACTCCAATTATGGTAGGAATGTATTTTTTAAAAATATTCCACCCGCACCCAAGATCATAAATTTGGGCAGGATTATTTTCTAGTAGCGGCAATAGATAATAAAAAGGAACCATGGAAAATTTAGTTTTTCTCATTGATGATCTATTTCCTTGGTATTCCCTAGGGGTTATATTGTGATCCTCTTCCTGAGCAAAATGTTTATCCCATAATAAACAATCAAAATCTTCAGTCACCTTTAGTGTAATATCAGAATCCTTAAAAGACTCATAAAATTGTTCAGATTTATAATCATTTAAATTCTTCATAAGACGCAACTGTCACAATCCGCTTGATCCTGCGCGGCTTGGTCTTCTAATTTGATATCAGCAGTCATTTTGTCTACATTGATTTCACCTTGGCCATCAAAGGTATTGAAATAATATAGTTGTTTCAAACCATATTTGTAACACATTATGAGATGTTGTAACATCTCACTCATGGGGATCTTTTCATCTGTGTAGTGCTGTGGGTTGTAGGAAGTATTTACACTAATGCCTTGATCAATATACTTTTGTAGCACCGCACACAGCTTCAAATAACCTTCGGGGTTTTTCTGGTCCCAAAGTAGTTCATATCGGTTCTTTAAACGCCGATATTCGGGCACAACTTGCTTCAATTGACCATGTTTTGAACCTTTAATGCTAACATAGCTTCGCGGTGGCTCAATACCATTAGTGGCATTACTGATTTGTGCGCTTGTTTCTGCGGGCATCAGTGCCATCAATGTCGCATTGCGTTGACCAGTTCGTTGTACTTGTTCACGCAAGGACTTCCATGGCATACGTTCTTGATATAGCACTAACTCGTCTACATCTAGTTTACGTGTGTCTATTGGTAATATACCCTTTGCGGATTTCAAGTCTTTCCATCTGGTGCAAGCGCCTTGTTCTTCCGCGAGGTCCGCAGAGGCTTTGATCAAGTAATATGACCAGGCCTCTGCATACTCATCTACTAAAGGTAATGCACGTGGATCACTATAACTAACATCATTTTTAGCTAGGAAATAGGCGAAATTGATAATACCAATTCCCAGTGGTCTAAACTCCTCGGTAGCCAGCCGAGCAGCCAGGATTGGATAGTTCTGATAACTTAGTAACGCATCCAGTCCTCGTACTGCCAAACGACACATTTTTTCAAAGTCATGTGGGCTTTTTACATTGCCCCAATTGATCGCTGATAGAGTACACAGAGCGATCCTACCATCCTCGTCATTGACATCTTTCAATGGTACAGTTGGCAAATCTATTTCTGCGCAAAGATTACTCATTTTAACCGGTGCCACCATCTCGTCAAACGGACTGTGGGTGTTGGCATGATCTACGTTCTGCAAATATATTCTTCCGGTATCCTTGCGTTCCTGCATGAACCTACTAAACAAATCTGCTGCTTTAAAAGTTTTCTTTCTTAACTTGGTGTTACGTTCTGCTCGCTCATATAACTCTTTAAAACGCTCTTGGTTGTTGAAGAAAGCCTCAAACATTTCAGGCACATCGTGGGGGCTAAAACAGGTAATATCGCCACCTGAGATCAGTCTTTCGTACATTAATTTGTTGAATTGCACCCCATAGTCCATGTGACGTACTCTATTATCCTCTGTGCCTTTGTTGTTCTTTAATACAATCAGATCCTCAATTTCCAAATGCCAGATGGGATAGTACAGTGTAGCAGCACCATTTCTGACTCCTCCTTGACTGCAACTTCTTGTTGCACTCTGGAACAACTTGTAAAACGGTACAACTCCGGTGTGGTAAGCATCACCGTTTCTGATTGGGCTGCCCAGCGCACGGATACGCCCTGCACCAATTCCAATTCCGGCCTTTTGACTAACGTATTTGACAATGCTGCTAGCAGTAGCATTGATGCTATCAAGGCTGTCATCAGTCTCAATAAGAACACACGAGGAGAATTGCTTTTGCGGAGTGCGTACACCAGCCATAACAGGAGTAGGCAGACTAATATCATGAAGGCTAACAGCGTCATAGTAATCTTTTACCCACTGTAAGCGGGTCTCTTGTGGGTAAGTTTGAAATAGTGTAGCTGCAATCAACAGGTACGCTATCTGTGGTGTTTCAAAAATCTCATTGGTAACACGATTTTGTACCAGATACTTGCCGCGCCATTGTTCCATGGCCACATAAGTAAAGTGCTCATCACGCTCATGCTTGATGTAACTGTCCAAGATTGTCCATTCATCTTTGGTGTAGGCATCCTGTAACGCCTTGTCATAGAAACCACTACTGACATTCTTGGTTACCAAATCGTACAAAGGCCATGGTGTATAATCGTTGTAAACTTGTTTACGCAAATGATAATTGATCAGTCTGCCTGCCACGTATTGATAATTGGGTGTTTCTTCACTAATTAAATCCGCTGCGCTTTTGATCAAGGTCTCTTGTATGTCTACTGTTCTGATACCGTTGTAAAATTGTATGTGACTTTTGATTTCTACTTCGCTTGCGCTTACTCCTGTGATGCCCTCAGTGGCCCACATGACCACTCGATGCATTTTTTCTATGTCTAAGAATTCTTTGCTGCCATCTCTTTTTGTTACTTGAATTTGTGTCATCAACGCCTCTAGTATTGTTCTAATTTTAAATCTACTGCTGTGTAGCAATATTTTAATATTAATCTTTGATTAATGTGTGTGTTATTTACGAGCTCATCCTCGGCCAAATTAATAACATATTTCCCATGAGCCAAGTAAGCTACATGGTAGGTATAATGGCTCTTGGGATCATAATATACTCTTATTTCTGGATTTAATTCTGGCCCATGGCTGCTTAGATGTAAAGTATACACTATACCCAATGTTTTTGCAAGATCACAATAGTAATTTTCCGTAATTAATTCCCAAGGATCGGGCCAGGTTGCAGGATCATCAGCGGCTAGATAAAAAGGGATAAACGGGCAGGATTGCCAAAAATGCAGGGTTTCTAATATTGCGTCAGGCATGGTCAATTGATTTAATTGTTGCCTGAAAGATTTCCAGCGAGAGATTCTCTCGCTGGTTGGTAGTTGAAACATTGGTTAATTGAATTTTTTAAGTGCGTATTTAAAAGTAGCTGTGCCTGATGCCAATGAACATCTGAGATTTAAGTCATTTAAAAATAAGTTTGCCGACAAGCTGGTAGCAGTTTCTGCAAATTCATCAGAAAACGCAACTGTGGTAGCATTGGAAGAAAACATCATGGTCCCAACACGACGAGCCGAGCTACTACTTATTTCATAATCAAATGTGCCAGATGAATTTGCAGTTACCAACATGATTGATGAATCAGTGGTGTCAATCCCAACTGCTGCTGCTGTTCCTCGCTGCAGGTTACCTAAAAACATTCCATTTAATGTAGGAGTGTTATCAAAGTTTTCACCGTATGTGTGCCAATATGTTGCTGATGTCATACGTGCAGCGGCGCCAATATTGCCATGAAAATTGTTTATTCCAGTATAACCATTTACAGATCCGCCATCCACCGTGACATTTGATATGTCGTCAAATGTGGAATTTAAAACCTGGAATTTTAAAACACTGGCACCTGCTAGTGTGATAGCATTGCCACCATGAGCCAAAATACATCCATCAATCACTATGTTCCTGGTTTGTTGTACAGTGGAGCTCACTGCAACCAGATTAACATAAGTTCCAGCAGATGTATTACTGGATATTAGCGTGTCCTTGATTTTTACGTTAGCAGCACTGTCAATACTGATCAGTGGCACTGACGTAGTCAAATTTGAATTGTGTATGGTCAGATGCTGTATCTCTACCATACTTGGCAGTATGCCACCAGTTGTCCCAATACTGGCTCCTGTCAGGAACCTGCTATCACACAATTCAATAACTTTCTTGTTGCCTTGTGTCAATTGAATCCTGGTGCTGTTAATTCCGTCACCAACCAGTCTGGCGTTAGGGGGAACTTGTATTGTGTTTGATGTTATATATGTGCCGCCAGGAAAATATATAGTTCTGCGTGGCAGCAGGCCAGTTTCCTGATTGGGAGTTTTGTAAATTTGTGTAAGTGCTCGATTAATTGCATCAGTGTCGTTGGTAGTACCATCGCCAACAGCACCAAAATCTCTAACATTCACAATATCATCCAACTTGGCCTGAATGCTGCGAGATGTTGGGTTCAGTGAACTACTGCCAGTTTGTGCAGCATAGCCAGCAGCATTACCAAAAAATTGGTATGATCCCAACAGTCTTGTTAGGTCGCCACGGTCAATGTTTTTTTGCGTAAGTATTTCTGTTACGCCAATTGATGGTGCTAGTTCTTCTAGAGTCCCGTTTCCAATAAACAATCGTTGTTCGTCAATGCTCCAGCCAAGTTCGGCTGTAGTCAACTGGGGCAGGTCTTGTTGCAAACCTCTACGATGCTGTATTCTGCTGATCTGTGTTACGGCCATTGCAAATCCTTGATATTATTCAGTATTTATGATATTGTGGTTACAACGATTGCGTAGGAACTATTTCAAAATTCCAGCCTTTTTTAAGCTCGTGCCTGTTTAGATGTCCGTTGGTTGAGTTTGGTCCACTAAAACCACACATGTTGCACACCTTCTCCGGACCTTGCTGTTGCTGAAACCAGGCGGTAATTTGATCATTATCTGCTGTTATATCTAGGCTGGAATAATTGGTCAGATAAGATGCCCAGTCCAAATCATCGGCCAAATTAAAGGTTTGTAGAGTCTGATTCAGTACTGCCACTGTTGGGCATTTATATATTTTTCCTTCGTACAAATTTATAAAATTTTTTGCCTGACAGAAACTGTGATTGTCAACGTGCCAGGGATCATTATAATCGTAAAAAGGTTTTAATTTAGTTTCAACACCTTGGTAATGTGCTTGCCACGGGATTTGCCATTGCTCGCAACTGGTGATACGTATTCCGGCGTCTACTCCGTCTATCTCAATTCTCCACCATTTTTTATGTATTTCTGGTTCATCTAACCACAAATTCCAGGTGACGGTTTTTTCTGGGTGCTTGCGTTGAAGATGGGCTAATACTAGTTGTTTAAGTTGCTCGATATTTTCTTTGACCATGCCGTAGTACGGTTCATGACCAGTTTGAATGCTTACTATAAACTGCGGTCTGATGTCCTCAGTAAACAGCTCCTCAATTTTATCGTATAAAGTATTTAAATAGTATCCATTTGTATTAATGCGTAATTCTGCATCAGGCCAAAGTTGTCGAACTTGTTTGCACCAACCAATGAAATTAGGATGCAGTAGTGGCTCACCACCAAATATAGTCACAGCAGAAGGGTCCAATCGAGCGGCCCAATGTTCCAGCCAAGGGCGGCTCTGTTCTAAATTTACCAATCCTTTTATCTTTTTACTGTCGGAAAATGTCAAACAGCCACCACATTCTAAATTGCAGGATCTGATAATTGGTATGTCTAAGAATTTAAATTTAACTTTGTTCATTGAAATACTTAGCTAACTCCGGAACCATATTGATAATTGATTCGCCGCGCGATTCATCCAAAATTTTAGTATATTTGATAAAATCATTAAAACGATTGTGATCAAAATTATTTTGTTTTAATGTAGTAATTATATTGTGAATTCCTTGTGCCGAAAAATCTGAAATCTCCAATAGACAAGTTTCTAATTGCTGAATCAGGCCTGGTCTGAGCTCTGGCGGCACATTGTCAACAAACACTTCGGGAATATCATTGACCAGGTGTATGCCATGACCACTATTAGGAAACTCTTTGTTAATAAAAGTAACTAATTGTTTAACATTGAACACGTTGTATATGCTCACACATGTGGAGAATATCATGTCATGGTGTGCCATGCTACGAATATTTTTAATCACTGTATCAAAGTTTGATCCGTTGCGTACATAGTCGTTGATTTGATGGGTTCCATCAATTGACACTACCAATGTCAAGTATTTGAATTTGTTTAATACCGTTACAAATTTTTCACTTAGATGATTTAAACTTGTGTTAATGAGAATAACCAAATTTGGATTATGATGTGCCACTTTGTCTAGCAATTCTAAATTCAATGGCTCTACCAGTGGTTCCCCACCAGCAAGATATATTTTTTGTACATCACTATGCAATTCAACTTCATGATTGATTCGTGGATTGTCAATGGTCCAAAACTTTTCTGGCCATTGATGTTGTATCTTTTTGTATTCTGCATTTAATGCACTACTACTGGAACTGTTGCACATACGGCACTTTAAAGTGCAGGTATTGCTGTATCTCAGGTCATAACTGATAGGTTTGATGGTATTTTTATGGGTGAAATCATCAAAGCATTTTTCTACTGCGGTATGTGTAGATTCCCAATTGGTCCAGGTGTGATTTTCTCTTAGCCTGGGACTATAAATGTTGTTGTGTTCCTGTTGATAACAGGAATTGCAGTCAGCCGGCTTTGTGCCAGACAACATGTCAGATCTGATCCTGTTGATTTTATCAGAATTAAAACTGGCCAACGAGTCATCTGCAGGATTATCAGACTGCAATTGATCGCCATAACAACACACATGGTAAGTTCCGTTAAATTTTTTTTCCTGATGTATGAATGGCAATATACAAAAGCTACCATTTGCACCCAGTTCGGTTAACTTTGTTTTCATGCTGTTTGATAGTATAGTTCTACTCTACGCATCCATTGATCTTGCCAGTGATCAAAATCTTTAGGTTCTAGTACAAATTCTTGGTACACTGGATCATCGTGTTCTGTTGCTGGCTTCACACACATTAACACTACCCCTGTACGAATTTGTGTACCATGTGTTTCGTTGTGTGCTGCTGCATATGCAGCCAACTGTATAAAGTAATCGTCAATCCATTCACGCTTCTTGACCTTGTTACTTTGTTTAAAATCCATAATAGCAGGTTGTCCCTTCCAGGTGCCCACTAGGTCGGTAGTGCCGGCATATAGCCCACTGTAATACAACGGTACTTCGCTACCCCAAAATTCATCAGCATGGTGTAGCCCCTCTAGTATCACTTTTGCTGCCATGAACCACGAAGGTTGTGCAAATGGGTTACTAGGAAAATCACCTATGTCATCATTTTTCACATAACGCTCAAGATAGGTGTGCATGCGTGTTCCACGATTGGCAGCTTCTGTGGTAATCTGCTGGGCACGTTCTGTACCCACTCTATTGCGCCACTCTTGTAGTGCCTGCCGCGCTTCTGCAGGTTTGGTTTTTTCTAATATGGTTGTGACACTGGGCACACGGCTACCATCAGGCAGTGCGTAATGACGCTTGCCCTCTAGTGTTTCTCTTGCTAGTGGAACGTAGTTAAATCTTGGAGTGATCATTTAGATTGTAAAGCTTTCACCACAGCCGCAGCGAGCTTTTTCTTGAGGGTTGATGAACTCAAATCCTTCATTGAGTCCTTGTCGTTTGTGGTCCATTACAAGTCCGTTCAAATAAGGAACGTCTCTGCTGTTGACCCATACCGTGACACCTCGGCTTTCATATTGAAGCCAGTCCAGCGTCACTGGAGCAGTATCCATATACTCCAGTTTGTAAGCAAGGCCCGAGCAGCCTGTGGTCCTGACACCTATACTGATACCAAGGCCTTGTCCGCGTTTTTCAATATGCTTTAATACCTTCTTGGCTGCTACTTCAGTTAATTGTATCATGCTTGGCCTTGTAGTCTGCTATAGCTGATTTAATTGCATCCTCTGCCAGTATTGAACAGTGAATCTTGACTGGAGGTAAAGCCAGTTCTTCCGCAATTGCACTGTTTTCAATCAGATTTGCTTCATCCAGTGTCTTACCTTTGAGCCATGTGGTAACCAAGGACGAACTGGCAATTGCTGATCCACAGCCATAGGTTTTAAATTTAGCATCTGTGATGACATTGTTTTCTACCTTGATTTGGAGTTGCAGTACATCACCACACGCAGGAGCTCCTACCAATCCGGTACCTACACTGGAGTCAGTCTTGTCCATTTTTCCAACATTACGAGGATTCTCGTAGTGATCTAAGACTTCGCTTGAGTAAGCCATATTAAATTTCCTTTGTGTTAGTGTAAACTAATTAACTGCGTTTTGCAAGAGCTGATTTAGCCATTGAGTTAACTGTTTTTTCAGGGGCAGTACGCGGAGCATTAGTATCTGCTAGGCCAGCCACTTCTGAATCGTCAGCAAACGGAGCAAGATACACATACTTGACCCCGGTGTTGTCGTCTTTGATATCTTTGATCAAGCCTTTGATTACTTCATTGTCACTGTATGAATCAAGAAGATTTTCTAAGGTAAATTGTTGATCACCAGTGGTCTGTACAAGATTAATTAAACTGTCGGCTCGGACTCTGGGCTGTACATGTGTGTCGTGTGCTCGATTACGAAGAAACTCCAACGTGGTGATAAGATTGGCATCACCACGCCCTTCGGCTTCATCTTCCAGCATGTCGTCAATGTGATCTTCGACTATAATGTCACGAACTCGCATTAACGACGCTCTCTACCAATTTCGTTTGGTCCTGCAGCAGCATCAGTGGCCGCAAACTCATCTGTATCCATGTCACTGCCCATGTCAGGAGACATACCACCTAGGTCTGCTCCCATACCGCCTGGAGCTGCAACTGGAGGCATTGCGCCGCCCATGCCCATTGGTTGTGCCACTTGTTCACCGGCCAATTGTCTTGCTGCTGTGTCTGCTGCTTCACGTGCAGAACCCAGTTGCTCAACCATGTTGGCCAACAAAGCACCAACACTGGCCTTGAACTGATCTGCTTGTTCCATGCCAATTTGATCACGGATAGTGTCAAGCAAGGCAGGCATTTGCTCGTTTTGCATTTTGCTTACATCTTCTAGCATGTCTTGAATTGAATCAACCATGTCTTTGGCAGCCAGGATAGCTTGGCTTTTGCCCATTTCGCTTTCCATAATAAGCTGTTGCTTATTTTCTACCATCCCGCG